CCCGCCCTGTCACAGACGGCTGACTGATAGCTCTGGACTATTGAAAAAGCGGTAGCTACGGGGGCCGCGAGTGGACCGCAGCCTTTATGCCCCGAGCCCGTGGAGCACTCGCTACCACGAAGCCACCGCCGACGAAGTGCTTGGCGGCGGCAGCGCAGGCCCCGGCAAGAGCCTGACCCTGCTCTTCGACCCCATCGTCCGGCAGGCAGTCGTCGAGCACGCGCGCGCGACGGGGCAGCTGCTCGATGAACTGCCGGGCTGGCTCGCGGAGCTCTGCCGCACCAACCGGATCCGCATCGGCGAGTCTGAGGGCCACGCGCTGCACATGCGCCGGATGATGCCGATGCTGCAGGAGACCATCGACCGCTCCGAACGCATGTTCAAGCAGTTCGACGCGGGCGCGATCTACAACAAGGAGCTGCACCGCTGGCAGTTCACGAGCGGCTACAAGTACACGTTCGGCCACTGCCGTGAGCCCAAAGACCACGTAAACTATCTCAGCAAACAATACACCGAGCTGCTGTTGGATGAGGCGGGGCAGTTTCTCGAAGAGCAGTACGAAGAGCTCGACGGCCGCGTGCGCTCGGGCGATCCGGTGCTCAAGCACTTGCTCGCCAGCCGCCTGATGAGTAACCCGACCCCGGGCTGGCTCAAGGAGCGCTTCGTCACTCCCGAGCGCAAGGGCAACGTCGTCTTCCGCCGCAAGGTGCTCGACCCCGAGACGGGCGAGGAGCATTGGAAGACGCGCCTGTTCCTGCCCGCCAAGCTCGACGACAACCCCGACAAGGAGTTCGTCCGGCAGTACAAGATCAAGCTGCTCAGCAAGCCCGCCCACATGCGCGCGCGCTACCTCTACGGCGACTGGGACAGCGTAGAGGGCGGCTACTTCGAGGACGACTACAACCCCGGCGTCCACCTGATCGACCCGTTCAAGATCCCGCGCGACTGGCCCAAGTTCCGCTCGATGGACTGGGGCTACAAGGCGCCCGGCACCATCGGCTGGTTCGCCATGGATCCGGATGAGAACCTCTACCAGTTCTACGAATTCAACTTCCGGCTGATGCGCGACATCGAGGTCGCCAAGCGCGTCATCGAGATCGAGCAGCGCTTTGGGTTCTGGGACAAGCGCGAGCGCAAGAGCCGCCTCACGGGTGTGGCCGACACCCAGCTCTGGGAAGAGCGCGGCGACTCGGGCAAGCCCAAGGCCGCCGTGTTCGCTGCCGAGGGCGTCTACTGGCAGCCCGCCGACAAGGCCAGCATCGCGCGCAACGCCGAGCGCGTGAGCGAGCGCCTGCGCGACCACGACAAGACGAAGCCCCCGGGGCTGGTGCTGTTTCGCGACTGCAAGAAGAGCGCGGAGATGTTCGCGAGCATCGGGGTCGACGAGAACGACAGCACGGTGCCCGACAAGAAGAGCCCGCTCAAGCACTGGTTCGACATGCAGGCCTACGCGGCCGCTCGTGCGTCGCGTGGGCGCGGCAGCATCGTGATGGAGCTGCACGAGTTCGACCGCCCCGAGAATGACAACGATGAGCCGCAGCTGAAAGCGGCAGGAGGGTTCGGATATGGGAGCTGATCACAAAGAAGCACTGCAGCATGCGCTCGATGCGCTTGGCGATGGCTCGGGTCATGAGGAGTGGGGGCCGGCGCCCATCCTCGAACGGCTCGACGCCATCAGTCAGCCCGCGGCCGAGGCCTTCGCCATCGCCACTCAGGTGGCCGTGAAGATTGGCCACCGCTCGCGCGCCAAGATGACGAGCACGATCCGAACGGTCGCGCCCGTCGTGCTCGACGTGATCTGGGGAAGCGATGGCTGAGCCGTTGAGCATCGAGCAGTTCGATGAGCTGGTGTCACAGGGCAGGGCGAGGAAGCTGGGCGACCGACGCTACGCCATCCTGCCGCAGCACCATGAAGACCTGGACACCTCCGTGCTGGGCGACCTCTTGCACTACACGAAGCCGGTCAATGACTTCGACCCGGTGAACAAGCCCGAGCACTACAACTCGCACCCGAGCGGGGTCGAGTGCGTGGAGATCACCGAGCACATGACGTGCATGATCGGCTGCGCCATCAAGTACCTCTGGCGCCACGGGCAGAAGCCGGGCGCCGACGCTGATCAGGACCTGCAGAAAGCCATCTGGTGCATCGAGCGCGAGCGGCAGCGGCTGAAGAAGGCAAGCAATGGCAAATGACGAGCATCCGCGCCCCGGCGGCGCGGCAAACGACACCGAAGAGAGCGTTTTCGACGCGGGCCAGGACACCAAGGCCGAGGAGCCCTTCGAGTACAAAGAAGACGACCTCAACCTGGTCAAGTCGTTCAAGGGGCACCCCGAGGGGCAAGCGGCCCTGAAGCGCTTGGCCCTCAAGTGCATCACCGACTTCGACGCCGCCTGGGAGGCGACCACACAGTTCCGCACGGGCATGGCGGACATTTGGAAGCTGTTCGCCGGCACGCTCGACCCGAAGAAGCCGCCCATGCAGCACATGGCCAACGCGCACGTTCCCATCCTCATGGAGAACACCATCCGCATGGTGTACCGGCAAGCCTATGAGCTCTTCGGCAACTGGACCCAAGTATTCGGTGTCAATCCCATTGGACCTGATGATGAGCACACCGCCAAGCTGCTCTCACTGCACGGTAATTGGCAGATTCGTAAGCGCATCAAAGACTTCAAACGGCAGCTCGGGCACCGCGGCCTCCTGGTGTTCGATCTGTTCGGGGATGTCACATGCCATTCATATTGGGATCCACAGAGGCGTTATAACCGTCACGAAATCCTGACGGCGAACGAGTTCGTGTGCGCCAACGCGCACGTGTCCACGATGCCGGACTACTCGGATGTGTCGTGGGTGGCCAAGGTCATCTTCATGGACGGGCACGAGCTGCGGAAGATGGCGCACGGCTGGGAAGACGTGGCCAGCACGCTCAAGCATTTGCCGCCGAGCTGGGACGAGTCGAGCATCACGAGCGAGCTGCGCGAGGCCGTCGACAAGAACCTGGGCGTGGACAGCACCGCCTACCAGAAGGGCCAGTACCGCATCATCCAGTACGAGGGCTGGCTGAACCTGCCGCCGAGCACGGCGCCTGCCGAGGGCACCGAGGACGATGAGCCGCGCGATCGGTACTGCAAGGTCATCATCGACTACCAGACCCAGACGGTGCTTTCGCTCAACATTCACGAGCGGCTCGACCCCTACGACAAGCGCCGCTTCGAGTTCGAGAGCCAGCAGCTCCAGAAGTACCAGGCGGCCATGGCCGAGATCCAGGCCTTCCACCAGGACAAGGAGCAGACTCGGCAGTCGGCGCTCTCGATGGGGCACAGCATGGACCCCACGAGCGACGGCCCCTCGCAGGCGGTCATCATGGCGCGCGCCATCGAGGACATGCCGCCGCCGCCCGACCCGCAGATGCCCGACTGGATGAACGGCGACCCCAACGCCAAGCCGCGCCCGCCGGAGTTCAAGCCCATCCAGATGTTCGCGCACGGCGTCAACATCGAGCCGTTGCAGGGCATTCTCGGCCTGGGCACGGGGAGCATCCACGCCGCGCAGAACCGCGCCGCCAACATCGCCTTGAGCATGTTCATCGACCAGGGCGCCTATGGCAACACCAAGAACTTCTTGGCCAAGGGCGACGTGCGCCTGCCGAGCCCGCTCGTGCTCGAACCGGGCAAGGTGCACACGGTGCAGGGCGCCATCGATCTCAGCAAAGACATCATGCCGCTCGAGTTCGGACCTGCCAACCCGCAGCTCGTGCAGCTGGTCGACATGCTGGTGAAGTTCGGCAACACCGTCACCAACACCCCCGAGGTGCTGAGCGGCGAGAGCGGCAAGAGCGGCGAGACCGCGCAGGGCCTCTCCGCGCGCATCGAGCAGGCGACCAAGATGCTGAGCGTGCCGACGGGCAAGTACGCCGACTTCCTGGGTCAGGTGCTGGAGAACAACGCGACGCTCAACGCCATCTTCCTCGATGATGCCGAGTTCTTCAGCGTGAACAACCACGACCCCTCGCTCGGCCCGATGGGCCAGCAGACGTTCAGCGTGGGGCGCGACTTGTACGATCGCCCCTACGACGTGGAGATCTCCGCCGATCTGAAGTTCACGAGCACGAGCCAGCGCATCAGCGAGGCCGATGCCCTGGTGCAGCTGCCGAACGCCGTGCCCGCGCTGCAGACCAACTACGCCCTGTTGCACGCCGTCATCACCAAGAGCCTCGAGGCGCGTAACCGCTACGACCTCATCGGTCTGCTCGGCGCCCCGCCGCAGCCCCCGCCGGCCTTCGGCGCTCCCACGAGCCCGCCCGCGCCGCCGCCGGGGATGGCACCTCCACCAGGTCCCGGTGGCCCGCAAGCTCAGGGTCAGCCGCCGGGGCCGCCTTCTAACGACAACGGTAAGCCCCCGCAGGCTCCGCCGCAACAGCAACCCACACCACCGAAGGCAGCATGACACTCACCCTCAAGATCAGGAATACCAACTCGGCCACCTATGCGGCAGCCGTGCATCGCCATGGCAGCGTCGTCCTGCGCCTCCAGCCCGGCGAAGAGGGCGAGGTCTCGCTCTGGGATGACGCGCCGCTGGACATCGTAGAGGAGCCCGCCGCTGCCGCTCCGAACACCGAGGCCGAGCGCACATGAACGACGATATCCTGAAGCAGCAGCTCGCCGCCAATTGCGGCAGCCTGATCGGCTCGACGTTTTACGACCCCTCGTCCTACCTGATGCCGAAGAGCAACCTCGTGGTGGAGCCCGTGGAAGGCGGCTTCATCGTCAGCGGGACTTTCCCGGGCATCGGGCATCGCCGCTGCGTCGCGGCCAACCCGCATGCGCTGGCGAAGCTGATTCGCTCGTGGACGGCTCAGTACCAGACGCCGACGCCGCCCAAGACGAAGTGACATGCAAGAGCTCGAGCTGCTCGGCGACTACCTGGTGCGGCTGCGGCAAGAGAAGCTGCAGCAAGCCCACGCCGAGGCGCTCGCAACCGCCCCCGCGCTCGCTGTCATCCAGGCGCGCGCCCACGAGGCCGAGCTCTGCAACCGCATCCGCGAAGCCGTCAAAGTGCTCGCCAACGACCCCGGCAAATTCATCCAGGAGTTCCTGACATGACCAACATCGCCAGAAGCGGCGACTACCGCACCAGCAACCCCACCAGCATCGGCGAGCCCGAAAAGGTCACGGCGTGGCCCTTCAAAGAGCCCGACAAGAAAAGCGCCTGGCAGGACGAGGCGGCCAAGCCGGCGTTCGAGCTGCGCGACACCGAGAAGGACAAGGCCGAGAAGCGCACCGCGATGATCAAGGCGCGGATGAGCGCGCCCGGCGCTCTGCGGCTGCCCGAGCTGCTCGAAGCGCAACGGCTGAAATACGGCATCCCCGATGGCTTCTTCCAATCGCAAGCCGCCTTCGATCGCGTCTTCATCTTCCCCGTCGACCAGTTCGACGACGTCAGCACCTACTCGACGGGCGGCACCATCTTGCGCCCCAACCTGACGAAGCTGAAGGACATGCAGGAGGGCAACCGCGGCGTGCTCATCAGCGCCGGGCTCACCGCAGCAGACCGCCTAATGAGCCACGGCATCGAGCTCGGCCACATCGTCACCACCAACAAGAACGTGCCCTTTGCGCGCCGCTGTGACCGGCTCGAAGATGGCACCGAGATGTTCTACCTGGTGATGCGCGACGGCGACCTGGCGGGCAGCGAGACTCTCGCCAGCGAGCTGCGCGCCGGCAAGAAGCGCATCATGGAGATCGGCCTCGACGAGGGCTACCAGCACCAGGTGGCCTGCATCGGCGAGGACGGCATCATCGACGACATCAAGAAGAAGAAAAGCGTCTGGGTAGAAGACTGCTGGTGAGGAGCACAAAATGAGCGAAGGCTACATGCAGGGCAATGCTGACAACGCGGTAGCGGTGCCGTTCAGCGATGACACCACCGACAACCCCGCCAACGATATCGACGAAGAGGATTCACCGAACGACAGCCCAGAGGTACGCATCACGCGGCTGGCGAAGAAAGAGACGCGCACCCAGCGCCTGCTCGAAGAGGGCAAGCAGAGCGCCGAGCGCGTCAAGACGCTGGAGGCCGAACAAGCGCAGCTCCGCAGTCAGCTCGAGCGGCTGCAGGGCTACGTGGTCGCCCAGCCACAGCGCGCCGCCAACGATGCCAAGGACCCCTACGAAGCGCGACTCGACGCTATCTACGCGCAGCAGAGCGAGGCCTACAACGGCGCCCAGGCTGAAATCAAAGCGGGCACGTTCACGCCCGAGCGGCAGCAGCACTACGAGCGCATCGCCCGCCAGATCGAGTCAGCGAAGACCGCGGTGCACACCGAGCGCGTCGTAGATCAGCGCGCGCAGTCGATGCGCGGCGAGCAGGCGCAGCAGGTCTGGGTGCAGAAATACCCCGAGGTCTACAACAACCCCAAGGCGTTTCAGTACGCGCAGGCGACCTACCAGCGCAAGCTCGCGCTCGGCGAGCCGGCGAGCAATGACACGGTCGACGAGATCATGCACGAGACGATGGCCACGTTCAAACTCGGCAAGAAGGCGGCCCCGAGCGCCACCGAGCGCGCGCGCATGAGCGGCATCAGCTCGGCGAGCACCAGCAGCCCGAGCCGCGCCGGCATCGACATGACCCCGGCGCTCAAGCGCATGGCGCACGCCGCGCACCCCGACATGTCGGAGGCGGACGCCGAGAAGAAGTGGGTGAACAGCACCGGCAAGCGCCTGAGGGCGAACAAAGTTTTGTGATTGACAAGCGCCCCCGACCTACCTACGGGGGCTGCATGCATTGACAGTCAGCGCTTCGGCGCACTGCTGCAGATTCACGCGCTGATAGCTCAGTCGGCTAGAGCACCCGGAGTAATGACCTGGGAGGTCGCTGGTTCGAGTCCAGCTTGGCGCTCCAATCATGGGTGTCTGAGGCGTAAGCCTTTGGCGCCCACCAACTTTGCGCCGGTAGCTCAGAGAAAGAGCGCTCCCCGCCAAAAGCTGTGGAGAGGTCGGAGGTTTAATTCCTCCCTGGCGCGCCAACTAGGGGAGCCCCGGTGAAACGTCTATACGTGGTCGTGCGTGCAGACTTGTCGCCGGGGCTCCAGTGCGCTCAGGCGTGTCACGCTGCCTTTGAGTACGGGCGCAACGGCGCCGAGCAGGTTGGCGACAACCTGGTGGTGCTCTCGGCGAGCCCCGAGCGGCTGCTGGCTCTCGCGCACGCTGCGGCTCTCGAAGAGTGGTCGCACGTGACGTTCCACGAGCCAGACATCGGCGGCGAGCTCACCGCCATCGCGCTGCCTGGGACACCCGAGGTCATGGTCATTCTGCGCCACCTCCCGCTCGCGTTGCGTGATAGGCAAAAGCTATCAGCCTTGACCGTCTGATAGTTTTCTGCTTCCATAGCGGCGTGCCCTCTTACGAGGGCGCAACACATCCCGGTGGCCCGTCTCCCACGACGCGCCCGCCTGAGCCCAGTGGGTCAGCGGAGCGTTCGTGCCGGAAGAGACGGTAGCAACACCACCTAGGAAGGGCATTCGACGCGAGGACCCGCCGCCGCGCCCCGTCGAGCAGACAGCCAATCGCGGCTACCTCCAAGGCGCCGACCCCGGCAAGCATTACGTCTGGGTCTCTGAGGTCAACGACCCGACCATCAACGTCGGGTACTACAAGCACCTGGGCTACCAGGTCGCGCAGTACGACCCGAACGAAGCCAAGCCCACGGTCGGGTACCAAGAGTACCGCCAGGGCGACCCCATCAAATCGATGGGCATGGTGCTCATGGAGCTGCCGCTCGAGCGCAAGGGCGAGCTCGACCGCGTAGGCGCTGACGGCCAAGGCGGCTGGGACAAGGCGCAGCGCATCCAGGACACCATCCGCAACCGCGAAGTCGACCCGCTCTCTGAGCAAGAGAAGCGTGAGTTCCGCGGCATCACGTCCGTCCGCACGCAGCAGGACGACCGCAAAACCTGGTCCTTTTGACCCCGAGGAATTGAATG